CTTCTACTCCGAAGATCGGCGTGACAGTACTGGGGTCTTGGACCACAGTACGTACCTCTGACTCTTGGATTTTATCCCAAACAAGTCAGGGAACCTGGCGTACTAGCGGGTGCTACGCACCTTCTGGTGCACCAGGTGGTACATTCACGTCGGACGAAACGACCATTGCTAGGTCGGTCGGTATTCATGTCGGTCTCGTCCCTAAATTCGCCGAGTGGAACTTCTCTCGGTCTAGGGAACAAAAACGAGCTGCCGACGCTTTCGCTATGGCTTACAAGGCTTATACCAAGTCTTTAAAGTGACGTAGCCAACTCCTCTCACAGAAAGGGACAAAATGTCCATTACTCTGAACACCCTGGTCTATAACCAGGACTCGCAACCTACGGCAGACAAGGTAGTCTACACGGGTCCGTCACATACCTTCTCAGTTAAAGATCAACTGACGTTGGGACGTACGGCTCCGAAGGCTACTTCGATCTTCGCAGGGGTGGCGCGCAGCTCTATCAAACGCACCAAGACCCTCACGCTCGCTGATTCCAGCGTGCATGAGGCAATCGTGGAGCTAACGGTGAGCCTGCCCGTCGGTGCGGCAGATGCCGATATCGACGCATTGGTTAACGACATTGCAGATTTTGCAATTTCCACTGAAGGCACGAACGTAATCCGAAAGCATGATCTTACTGTTTGATCATGCCTGAGATTTTGTCCGCGCTTTTGGCGTTCGTCGTTTACTTTTATGGAGGTCGCGATGACCCTCACAAAGAACCAATCAAAGCCCCCTCGCACTGCGCAATGCAGGGCGAAACCGCACCAACGCTATCTGGCGGTGTTGCGGGCGACCTTCAGGTCGAATTCCCACCTTATGGACAGTCGTGATCGGGAGAAATCCCTATCACTTATCGCAGAAGGGACAGAAACGTCCCTTCGCGAACTGTACCAGATGGCTGATTCGTGGAGTGCTAGAACATACTCCGATGCAAGTACACATTTTTGCATGAATCAGTTAGCTGTGCTCGTGCTTAAATACCCTTTTCAATTCGACATCGTAGGGGACGGATTAAATCCGCGATCCCGCGCTGTCAAAACGTTTTGGGCGAGTGAAGAGAAGTGCAGGCGCGCAAATAAGCGCTTGCATAATCTCGACGCTCGCGGGTACAAAGGCCGATTCGCCCCACTTATTTCATATATGCAGGGTTGGATAGAGCACACCCTTGGTAGCGCGCCAGAAATGACGCGCCTTCAAGGTGCTTTTGGGGGCGGCAGTAACGTAGGAGTACATGGTAATGCTGTACACTTAGCTGCGAAATTGCAAGCCGAGTGGACCTGTACACCTAATGCCGTACGTCTTTTTCGCGAGTGCGCGTCAACTGATCATCAGTTGGTTACTTACCTCCTTTCTGGGGGTGACGCTTCGAAGACCGTCTGTTACAATATAGACGGTTACCGAGACGCAATCAATGAAAGAATAAGACTCATCGATCACAATCTAGTAGATTTTGTACCAAAGAACGCAAAGACCGATAGGTCTATTGCGATTGAGCCTGTGCTGAACCTCTATCTACAGAAAGGAATAGAAACCCACATGCGCGAGAAATTGCGTCGTGTAGGGCTAGACTTGACTGACCAGACTAAGAATCAGCGCTTCGCACGAATCGGGTCTTGGGATGGGATTTTCTCCACTCTTGACTTAAGTAGTGCGTCAGACTCCATCAGTACAGCGTTAGCTAAACTGGTGTTACCCTTGTCATGGTGGAGGCTACTAGCCGACACCAGGGCACCCATGTTCGAGCTTGATGGGAAACTCCATCGATACCAAAAGTTCGTATCAATGGGAAACGGGTTCTGCTTCCCGCTGCAAACCCTTATATTCGCCGCAGCAGTTCGTGCGGCGATTTGGGGGTCAGCGTCC